GAAGATATATGAACAAATAGATTATAATGATGGTAGCAGGCATACTGCTCCTTTCACTGTAGGAAGTTTCGCTTGGGTTAATGGAATTAAAGATACACAAGTAGTATTTAATCCAGATCCAACAGGTAGATTTAAAGTGAGTTGGGTTCCTCCCAGTCACTTACAAAACAAACAATTCGTAAAAAATGGAATTAAATACCCTGCCAACGAGCACGTCGGAGCATTTGGCTGTGATAGCTATGACATTAGTGGTACTGTTGACGGTCGCGGTTCGAAAGGCTCTTTACACGGATTGACAAAATTTTCTATGGAAGACGCACCTCCAAGTACGTTTTTCCTAGAGTATATAGCTAGACCACAGACCGCGGAGATGTTTTTTGAAGATGTATTAATGGCGCTAGTATTTTACGGAATGCCACTATTAGCGGAGAATAACAAACCAAGATTACTATACTATTTACGTCGTAGAGGCTATAGAGGTTATAGTATGAATAGACCTGATAAATCATGGAACAAATTATCAACGACTGAAAAAGAGATCGGTGGTATACCAAACTCTAGTGAAGACATTAAGCAAGCCCACGCAGCTGCAATTGAGATGTATATTCAGAACTATGTGGGACATCTAGGTGATGGAAATTATGGTAGTGTTTACTTTAATGAGTTACTTAATGATTGGGCTAGATTTGATATTAACAAAAGAACTAAGCACGATGCTTCAATAAGTTCCGGTTTAGCTATTATGGCTTGCAATAGACATCTTTATGCTCCTAATGCTAAAATAGAAAGACAACCATTAAACCTAACGATATCAAAATACAATAACAAAGGATTTAATTCCCAAATAATAAAGTAAAATATGGCTGAGTCAGTACATGTTAATTTTCCTAAGCAAAACGTTAGCGATGACGAGAAAAACTCTATTGAGTATGGTAAAAAAATCGCTAAGGCCATAAGTGCGGAGTGGTTTAGTAGAGAGACTAACGACAATAGATTTACTAGTAATTTTAATAGTTTCCATAAACTTAGATTATACGCTCGAGGAGAACAATCTATTCAAAAGTACAAGGATGAGTTATCTATTAATGGAGACTTGTCCTATCTTAATTTAGACTGGACACCTGTTCCAATTATACCTAAATTTGTAGATATTGTTGTCAATGGTATTGCTGAAAGAACATATGACATTAAAGCTTTCTCGATAGATTCTAGTGGATCCGAAGAAAGAACTAATTTTATGGAGAGTGTGGCTGGTGATATGCAAATGCAGGAGTTTGATGCCCTTACAGCCAAAGAGCTTGGTATGAATACTAGAGAAAGCGATGTGCCAGAACTGCCTCAATCAAATGAAGAACTAGAATTATTTATGCAACTCCAGTACAAGCAAGCTATTGAAGTTGCCGAGGAGCAGGCGATCAACATGCTTTTCGAAGGTAATAACTATGAGTTAATTAAGAAAAGATTCTTCCGTGATTTAACTGTATTAGGTATCGGAGCTGTAAAGACTAGCTTCAACACTTCTGAAGGTATTGTTATAGACTATGTGGATCCAGCTAATATGGTCTACTCTTACACGGACTCACCTTATTTTGAGGATATATATTACGTCGGAGAAGTTAAGTCGATTCCTATTAACGAGTTAGTAAAGCAGTTTCCTGATTTAACCCAAAGTGATTTAGATGAAATTATAGAAAAAGGCAGGGATAACACTAGTAGATATAGTAGACGAAGAAGTAATAGAGATAGTAATATAATAGAAGTGCTTTACTTTAATTATAAAACTTACAACAACGAAGTATATAAAATTAAGAAAACTGGAACTGGAGGAGAAAAGGCTATTAGGAAGACAGACTCGTTTAACCCACCATCGAACAAAGACGGTGATTATACCAGAGAATCTAAAAGAATAGAGGTTTTATATGATGGTGCTATGGTGCTTGGGTGTAATAAACTACTTAAGTGGGAATTAGCTAAAAACATGGTACGCTCAAAGAGCGATTTTAACAAAGTTAAAATGAACTATAGCATTGTAGCACCTAGAATGTATGAGGGCCGTATTGAATCTTTAGTTGGTAGAATTACTGGTTTTGCTGATATGATTCAGTTAACGCATTTAAAGTTACAGCAAGTAATGTCAAAGATGGTACCGGATGGTGTGTATCTTGACGCCGATGGACTTGCTGAGGTTGATTTAGGCAACGGTACTAATTACAATCCTCAAGAAGCGCTTAACATGTTTTTCCAAACTGGTAGTGTGATAGGTAGAAGCTTTACATCAGAAGGTGATATGAATCCTGGCAAGGTGCCTATACAAGAAATACAGTCAAGTGCTAAGGGAGCTAAACTACAATCGTTAATTCAAACTTATAACTACTATTTACAAATGATCCGTGATGTAACGGGTCTTAACGAAGCTAGAGATGGTAGTATGCCAGACCAAAACGCGCTAGTAGGTATCCAGAAGATAGCGGCGGCAAATTCTAACGTAGCGACAAGACATATACTACAAGCTGGATTACTATTAACAACAGAAACTGCAGAGAAACTGTCTTTAAGAATTTCTGATGTTATCGAGTACTCCCCAACAAAGAACGCGTTTATAGAAGCTATTGGTCATATGAATGTAGCTAAATTAGAGGAGTTAAAAGAGCTACACTTGCATGATTTTGGTATTTTTATAGAATTAGCGCCTGATGAAGAGGAAAAGCAATTACTAGAAAACAATATACAAATGGCTCTTCAGCAAGGTAGTATAGAACTAGAAGATGCTATTGATATTAGAGACGTTAGAAACTTAAAGCTTGCTAATAGACTTTTAAAGTTAAGACGTGGTAAAAAAGCTGATCGTGACAGACAGGAGCAAATGCAAAATATTCAAGCTCAAAGTCAAGCTAACGCACAGGCCGCGCAAGCTGCTTCTCAAGCAGAAGTCCAGAAGCAAAACGCTTTAACGCAAAGCAAAATTCAATTGGCTCAAGTTGAGTCTGAACTTGCGGCTCAGAAGATGCAAGCAGAGATTGCGGCTAAAAAAGAACTAATGGCTTTAGAGTTCCAATACAACATGCAGTTAAAAGGCATGGAAGTAAGTGGACTAAAGGATAGAGAAAAACAAAAAGAAGATAGAAAGGACGAAAGAACTAAAATTCAAGCTTCCCAACAAAGTGAAATGATAGAGCAAAGAAAAACAGGTAAACCGCCTAAAAACTTTGAGTCTGCAGGTAATGATACTCTTGGTGGCAACTTTGATTTAGAGGCTTTTGCACCTAGATAGATTTTAAATAACTTTTATATTTTATATTATGGAAAACAATCAAACAGATCTTGAAGAGGTAATCAACGAGGTCGAAAACGAAACACCACAAGAAGAGGTTGTAGAACAACCTGAGCTTGATTTAGACAAATTTGAAACTAAGGATAATCCTGATATTATCAAATTGGATTTAAGTAAACCACAATCATCTAATGAAACAACCGAAGAACCAGAAACTACAGAAAGTAACTCTGACGACTCACGAGTGGCTGGAGGCGATGAAAGTCCCGAGCCCACACAAGAACAAGAAGAAGTACAACCGGAAGGAGAAGTACAAGAAGAAATATCAGTACTAGAAGAAGTGACTGAAGAGGAGGTTGATGAACTGAAGGAGGAAATATCAGAAGCAATTGATGAAGCTGAAGCCGCTGGTAAACCATTACCTGAGAACGTTCAAAAGCTATTAGATTTTATGGACGAAACAGGTGGCGATCTTGAAGATTATGTTAGATTAAATAGAGACACTAGCAAGTTAAACGATCAACAAGCATTGCGAGAATATTATGAAACAACTAAACCTCACTTATCATCAGATGAAATAGACTTCCTTATAGAAGATAATTTCTCATTTGATGAGGAGATGGATGAGGAAAGAGATATTAAACGTAAAAAATTGGCTTTTAAAGAGCAAGTTGCTGAAGCCAAAGCCTACTTAGACGGGCAAAAGTCTAAATACTACGAAGAAATTAAAGCTGGAAGTAAGCTCACTAATGAGCAGCAGAAGGCAATCGATTTCTTCAATCGATACAATAAAGAGTCAGAGCAGACTAGACAAGCTGTAAAGCGTAGTAGCGATATTTTTGAAAAGAAGACGAATAGTCTTTTTAACGACAAGTTCAAAGGTTTTGAATATAACGTCGGAGAAAAAACATATCGATTCAACGTTAAAGACGTAGATGGTACGAAGGCTAAACAAAGCGATATAAATAATCTCATGTCAAAGTTTGTCGATGAGAACAAAGTGCTTTCAGATGCTAAAGGATACCATAAGGCTTTATACACAGCTATGAATGCTGACGCTGTTGCTCAACATTTTTATGAGCAAGGTAAAGCAGATGCTTTGAAAGAAAACATCAAACAGTCAAAGAATATTGATATGAGCCCTAGAGGTTCGCATCAAGAAACTAATACAGGTGGTGTTAAATACAAAGTGCTAGGTGAAGATTCTGCCTCTTTTAAGTTCAAAATTAAAGGAAAAAAATAACATTTAAAGAAAATTTAAAATGGCAATTACAAGTTATAATGGAGGCGCTGGTCCAGATGCTGCTCCAAGGATGCAGACGTTATCTACGAACTACGTGGATTTCACTGGATCAGGAAACGCATGGGCGCAACAATACTTACCAGATCTTATGGAAAAGGAAGCAGAGATCTACGGTAAAAGAACAATTTCAGGTTTCCTAGCTCAAATTGGTGCAGAAGAAGCTTCTTCGTCAGACAGAGTTGGTTGGTCTGAACAAGGTAGATTACACCTTTGTTACACTGCAACGTGTGAGAACACAGTAGGTGGTGGTGAAGGTGATACATCTGACAACATCTTTAGTATCGTTAAAGATATTGATGGAAACACTATCGCTGCAGGTGAGCACGGTGTTAGATTAGGTGATACAGTTTTAGTATCTAATTCTTCTTTAACAGTGCGCGGTTACGTTAGCGTTGTGAATTCTGGTAACAACAGTATTACTATTGTTCCTTACGCAAACACTAACATGGAGACAGCAGGTTTTGCTGCAACAGTTGATGGAGTAGAAGCTTTCAGAATCCTAGTTTACGGATCTGAGTTCGCGAAAGGTACAGATCCTAGAAGTTCAGCTAATGAACCTAAGTTCATTTCTCACTTCAATAAGCACATCATCCTAAAGGATTACTACGAGGTATCAGGTTCTGATGCATCTGCGATCGGTTGGGTTGAAGTAGCTGGTGAAGAGGGTCAAAATGGTTACTTATGGTACTTAAAAGCTGAAGGTGATACTCGCGCTCGTTTCATGGACTACATTGAAATGTCTATGCTAGAGTCTGAGATAGCTTCTACTGATTCAGTTATTCACGATACGACAGGTGGTCTAGGTGTTAACAATACTAGTGTTGGTACAGAAGGGCTGTTTAGTGCGATCACTACTCGTGGTCACCAAACAACTGGTGTTACTGGTGTTAACGCTGCTACTGACCTAGCTGAGTTTGACGCTATCTTAGCTGTGTTTGATCAGCAAGGAGCTGTTGAGGAGAATATGATGTTCTTAGATCGTGGAACTAGCTTAGCTGTAGACGATATGCTTGCATCTATGAATTCTTACGGTGCTGGCGGTACTTCTTACGGAGTATTTGATAACTCTGAA